TGATTGTTTCACTTATAACGGCATCCAATTCTAGGAAGCCGATTTTCTTTCTAACAAGCAATCCGAAAACATCGAGTAGTGCTACTTTGATAGCCATTTAGTAGCCTCCTAATGCTTGAAAGCCATTCATCATTCCACCGCTAAAGCTTCTACCTAGCGATTTTGCTTGTGTGTTTGAAGGCATACCGTTAAAGTTAAACGTGTTCGTATTGACAAGGGATTTATTCGTTGTGCTTGTGCTTCCTGAAGCTTGACGTTGTGCTTGAACATTTGGGTCAAATCGCCCACCCTTCATGTAAAGCTTACCTTCTCTAGCTCTAGTTAAAGCGTCATTCATTTTTATATTAGCTGTCCCTGTTTGGCTAAAAAACGCATTCCATGCCTTTCCTACAGCTTCAATGGTTTTTGAAAATAATTTAAGCCGCAATTCCAAAAATGTAATCAGTGCTGCTGCTGCAGTTACGGCTATGCCCCATGGTCCAAGTGACGCAGCCATTGCTATTCCTGCTTTTATAGCTGTTGGTATCATTTGAGCTAATAAGAACACTTTTAAAGCTACATAACCTGCCAATAAAGCCCCTAGCCCTGCCGTCAAGTTGTCTATGTTCTCAATAGCGAACTTAATAATCGGCTCAAATGTTTTGTAAGCGTCTATAGCAAAGTTAATAGCATTTGTTAATCCTTCAAATAATTGTTTTATATTAAGTCCAACTAACTCTTTATTTGCAATAATATAATCTTTAAATCTAACGACTAATGTACTTAAATAGTTAATGAATGTATTAACAGGTGCTAATTTATCTTCAATAGCTAAGCCTAATTCAATAAAAGCATTAACACCTTGATTTTGTACACGTTGGAAGGTTAATGGTAATTTTGCAAAACCTTTAGCTGCATCTTCTGAAGCTTTTAGTATGGCTCCTAATAATTCTTTTCCTGTTATGCTTCCTGTTTTTTTAGCATTTTTAATCCATAATTGCAACTGTGTAGGTGTTTTTCCTAATGATTTAGCTATTGCAACGTGTAAAGCTGGTAATTGCTCTACGATTGATCTGTATTCATCAGCTTGTACGGTTGCACTTCCTATCGCTTGTCCTAATTGCAATAATCCACCTTGTTGTGAAGTAGTAGGTGTCCCCCCGAGTTGTGCTAGTTTAGCGATTGTACTTAAAAGGGTTATTTGATCTTTTGTGCCTATATTATATTCACGGCTTGCCATACTGACTTTCCCATAAAGGGAACTTAAAGTATCTACGCTTTGTCCTGTTTCATTAGAAATGGCTAGTATTTCTTTAAATCTGTCCCTAGCATGGCTCATATCTCCTGACAAAATGCCAATTCTAGCAATGTTTGTGTTTAAAGAATCATTTAATTTTATAATAGCAGTAGTTGCCACTAAGACACCTGCTCCAAACCCAATAAATACATTTCTAAGTGAACCGCCTAGTTTATCCGCATTATCTCTTAAACTTTTCATTGCACGGATTTGTTTATCTTGTATTTCTTTTAAAGCCACTGCCTGTTCTTTTAGAACTTGCTTATAAACACGGTTAAACTTCTTTTCTGCCTTTGAAAGTTCATTGTCAATGCGACGTTGAGCCTCCTTCATAGCAGGTTCGTTAAGCTTGGTTTCGATTGTGACTAGCAATTCCCTAAGAGTTGCCATTATCTACCGCCCTTCTTTTGCTTGGCTTCTGCCTCTGCTTGCATCAAGGCTTGTACGTCGTCTTTCATGTCTAGTATCGCATTCATTTGTAACAAGTCCTCGTAGTCATAAACCGTTCGTAACTCGTTTAATGTCGCCATGCCTTCACGAACTAACCGCCATACAAGCCAATCGTCTAAGATGCTTTCGCCTATTGTCCCATAGGAGCGGTCGTCGTACTTGGGTTGACGGCTTGGCTTCCAAAACCCTGTAGCATCGGCAAAAAATTGTTTACCTTGATGACCTCTGCCATTACTTCAAACAATTCGCCCCAATTACTAGCATAGTGGTCGTCGAACACGCCCATAACGCTTTGAGATTTATTGTCTAATGTGATGTAAGTGTGACGTAACATGTCTTTAATCAAGTTAAAATCGGGATCATGCGTTAAGCTGTATTCACAAAACGCTGTAGCCAATTTTACTAAATCGATTAAGTTAAAATTAACGTCGCCTTTTTCATCCTTTTGAAGGTTGACGTTTAAGTCGCTTAAGTGGCTACCAATCAACCTAACAAGCTTCAATCCTTGAGTGGCTGGGTGCGGTGTGATGTCGTATACAACGCCGTTAAGCGTGGCACGTTGTGCTTTGCTAAGTAAACTCACTAGCTAGCTCCCCCGTAGTTAATGTTTACATCAACGGCGGTAAACTGATATTCACGACCGCCTGCTTCAAGCTCTCCACTAATCGAAGGCAAGGCTTTTGGGTAACAAATACCCACCGCTTGCGTATTCGTCGTGTTAGCATCCTTTAACAAGAAAGCACTGCTTGCTTGTGTGCGAATCAAACTGTTTAACACGTCGTTACTAGGTGAGCCGTTTTGAATCATAAAGTTCAAGCTCCAGCTAATGTTCGTGTTAATGTTTCTAGTAAAATCCTTGTCTACACCCATTGAAGTAGTGGAAATATCGGAATCGGGTTCAAGCGTAATTCCTGAACCTTCCATAAAACCCTCAATAGGAATACCGCCAATAATTAAATTGACTTTCTTAGGGTCGTGGTTATACTGTGCCATTGTTTAATCTCCTTTAGACGGTTACGGTTCCTGTGATTGTCATAAACTTAATCGCTCCAATCAAGCGAGCTTCAAACGATGCCTTGTAAAGACGGTTTGCACGGTCTGTAGCCTCTGTTAGTTCGACGCTAGGCGTGGTGACGGTGAAGTCGGTGTCGATTAAACGAGTCCCTACCGCCTTTTGTAAACGTGAACGAATCACCTGTTCAACGCTTGCAATGCCTTTGCTGTCATAGCCCACTTTTGAGAAGCGGTCAGCTTGTTGCGTCAATAAGAAGTACAAATCCTCTTCAAGACGTGTTTCAAGCCATGCTGTGCCGTGAATAACATCTCCCCATTCACCGCCAGTCATTTTACCGCCCAATGTACGCACGTTAGAACCGTCGGTTTCAAAGGCTTCTACGTTCTTAAAGTTAAGGATGTTTCGCTCTGTTTGAGTAAACGCAAGCTTGCCTAGTGCTGGGTTGAATGATGAAACAACACCCAACACTTTTTGATTGTGCCATGCTGTCGATCCCGCTGCTTGAAACTGGTTTTCTACAATAGGCAAGACACGCCCAATAATTGCCATTTCGGGAAATACACCGCTTGTATTCGTTGAACCGTACACGTTATAGTGATAGGTGACATGAGCATAATCGTTATCTAAGGCTTTCAAACTGCTACCTACGTCGGTTGTGTTACCGTCTACCAAAGTGTTAGCGTCTGACGTTCTAAAGAACACAATCTTACGACCTGCTAAAGCTTGAATCGTTGCACCAATGGCAAGTTGTACCGCTTTAGTGTCGTCTTGAATAGCCACTGCGTAAAAGTCATCTCTATTAGCTTGAATAGCCGTCAACGCTTGGCTGTATGTTTCAGAAACAAGCTTTAAGCCAATAAGCAACTGTTTAGCATTGCCACCTTGTGCAAAAAACGCTTGAGCGGATAAGTATTCAGGTGTCGTGTTGGTGTACTTCAACTCAACTTCTGCAAGGCTTGCATAACTAGCTACACGGCTCACAGGGGCGTATGTTACGTTACCACTTGTTGTAAGCGAAGTGCCTGCGGTATAAGTAAACGTCCCTGTCGTCGGTACGGTTGCTACAACATAGCGACCTGCTACGGCGGTTCCAGTAAAGCCTGACGTGTCGATAATTTGACCCACAACCAAACCATGGCTGGCTTTTGTTACGGTTACAACCGTCGTTGTTTGAGTGTAAGTGCCACCAGTAACGGCAGTTCCTACCGCTCCAGTTTCACCTATAAACAAAGGTACACCAAAGCCTGTGCGTGGTGCAAACGATGTAAGAAGTGAAATCTGTACATCAATAAAGTTCTTAATCAAAGATAATGACACTATGCTGTCCTCCATGTTGCTAATACATCTACATCGTCAATATAACTATTAACATATTCCACCGCTCGGCTTGTGTGCATCCTTAACGCTATATTGTAACGTGGTTGCCACTGCTCCCCAAACAATGCCGATACATCCGTTGGGGGCTGTATCACTTCCTGCATTGCTATCTTTCCTTGAAGCTCAAGTAAACGTGCCGTGTGGTTTTCTAAACCGTCTAAAACGGTATCCACCAACGCTTCAAGCTCTACCTGTCCGTTTTTCTTCCCATAAAAGTTTACATCCAACGTAAACGCATAAGAACGTGTTACACTTTGTTTGCCGTCGTTTGCTATCGCCGTTCTAAAACTTCCTGTGGGTTGAACGCTTTGAATGTTCAGCGTCAAATAAGGAGCCGTTGGAGCTGGGGCGTTTTGATTCGCACGGATCACACGCACACTTGAAAGCGTGGTGAAGTAGCCAATAAGGAGCGTATAAAGTTCGTTCATTGTGCCACCTTCTGCACGACATAGGCGTTATGGTTAATAACCCCATTGCCCCATGCCTGCTGTCGTTGGACTGTAAAATAAACACCGTTAATAGCCACCGCATCCGCCGTTGTGCCTGTATCCTGACTAGCCACGTTGAGCGTTGCATCGGTGTAAAGCGTATAGCCTTCTAACGTGCGTTGTGCTTCAGGTAAAGCCTGCAAGGCTTCACCAGTAAGCGGTTGAACGCTTGCTTGTATGGTAAGTGTACTTGTTACACCTTCTACAAATAAGCCGTTTTCTTCATAAGTGCCTGCCGTTTTGCGTTGTACGGTTAGGGGTCGTCTAAATGCGTTAAAAGGTGTCATTTTGGGCGTACCTCGTAAGTAATTGAACCCAACAATGCTCCAGTATCAAACAAGGTCGTTTTTCCTGCCCCTTTTTTTCTAATGGTGCTAGGGGCATTTGCTGGTGGCACATTACTTTTAATTTTATTTTTAACATTTTCTTTTGCTTTTTTGCCTAAAGCATCCCACACACGACTGGCATTGTCTCTCATGTTTATAATGCCACTTATGCCTTGTTCAAGCTGTTTAAGCCACTTGCCTATTTGCTCGTCATAGGTCGAACGTAAAAAACTACGCTGTGGGATATCTATTGTGCCGAACTCGTTGTAAGTGGCATATTCTGCGATAACTGGATCAATAACACCAACAACTAACTTTTCATTGTTAATTTTACGAAGTTCTGCTTTAATTTTTTTAGTATTGTCTTTTAACGTGGTGATTTTTATGCCCATGGCATCACCGCCGTTCTGAATGCTAGACCACCGACACACTGTTTAATAAGTTGTAAATACTTTTGACCATAAGGGGTTTGAGTATAAGGATTCATGTTTTTATTTTCTGCTATTCCACTATCATAGCTTACGCTCAACTGCCCTTCTCTAATATCTGTTACCATTCCAGCGTTACCGCCACGATTTGAAAGTGTCACATTGTGAGCGGTTAAATACGCCACAATGTACGGTCTCAAGTCGGGGCATAAAGAAATACCCACTTCAAGCTCTGCTAATGCTAACATATCCGCCGTTTGTTGACTGCTAGAGTCAATTTCAGGGGCTATGCTAGATAGTAAAAACTGTGAAGTGGGCATGGTTTGCTTTTCTCTCTACTTATTTTTTAGAAGGCTTTTCAGCTTTTTCAGCTTCAAGCTCTAAAATGCCAAGTTCAAATGCTAACGTCGCCGTTTGCAATTTTTCAAAGTCTTCTTTACTGACATTGTTCCATTCAGGGAATAAAATAACGCCGTCGTATTGAAAAACAGTTTCTTGGTTTAACTTAACTTTTTTCATCGTTTCGTCCCCTAGATACCGTATTTTTTAGAAAACGCAAGTGGGTAGTAAATAGCGACTCCGCCGTTACGTCCCAATGAATTAACTTTGTAGGCAAGGTTTACTTGTTCAGGAGCAGTTTCCTCGTACACAATAGGTGCGATTAGCTCAATGTGAGTAGAATCATTGCGTCCCAACAAGAAGCCTTCAGTGGCTCCAGTGAAAGCCCCTGCTAGCTCTTCGGCACCTTCGACACGGATTTCAGGATACATATTGTTGAATGCAACCAAAATGCTGTCCGACGAATCCGCACTCATACGAGTACCACGAAGAACATTCAAACGTCCTTCACTCAATACAAGCAAGTTAGGGCTTTCAACGCCTTTGGTCAAGGATTTAATTTCTGTAACACCTTGAACCAAATCCCGAAGGATCTGTGTAGGCGTTTTCGTTGACCATAAAGCCGATGAACCTGTACCGTCGGCGGTAACTTGAGCGTTAGGTACTGAAGCGTGTGAAAGAACACCTACAATGCCTGCCACGGTGTCACCCACCCAAAACAGTTGGTTATGACGTGCCATAATGCCACGTTGTGTAGCCAATGCTTTACGAACACTTAAAGGCGTACCTTGAATAGAGGCACGTTTAATGTCCATAATCGAATACGCATAGCTTAAAGCAATGGTTTCGATTTTAGAACTAAAGGCTTTGCCTGCTACTTCAACAGACGGAATATCAGTGGCATAATCACTAACGATTTTAGCCAACCCACGAGCATCATACTGATAGTATGTTTGTGTTTCAGCATACTCGGGCGTTGTGCCGTCGATAGGAAACAACTCAACCGCTCTTAGTTGACCTTGCTTAATGTCATAAGTTTGAGACTTAATGACTTCTAACTGACGACCAAAAAAAGCCGTTTGGTTAGCATCTAAATTAACTTGTGCGTTCATGTGCTTGTGTCCTTTCTACAAGTCTACGTCGAGTAAAACAAGCGTATCCGTACCGCCAGTAACGTATTTGCCTACAAGCAAGTTAGAACCCACGGTTGCTGTGAACTTGCCTTGAGTTGCACCAACGGTAACAATCGCATAAGCAGAAGCCCCTTGCGTTACCGCTCCGACGGCTTCAACCCATACACGCCCTTTTTTCAAAACAGATACATTTTGACCAGTCAAAATATCTTCTGCTTGATCGTTAGGGTTTTCGTGTGTAATGATTGCAACGCCTTGAGGCACACCTGAAGCAGCGGTTAAGCCCACTTGGTTATCAGAGGTGACACGTTGAACGCCACGACCAAATGGCAGGTTAGCGGTTGCTACACGGCTTTCAATAGTAAATGGCACATCAGGGATTAGTTGACCTGCGTATGCTTCAGCAGGGTAAACAGTATAAGCTGTTTGAGACATTAGGCTTTACCTCCATGGTACTTTTCATTTAAAGATTGACGTAAATCTACTTGAGAAGCAGAATCACGGTTGACGCTAGCCACGGCTTGCTTTTGTTTAGCAACGGCTTCATCTTCAACGCTAGGCAACGCTTCAATCAACGCATCAAAACGAGCGTTTACATAATCGTCACTTTTACCGTCAAGGTTAATCGCTTCATGCTTGGCTTTAATAACCGTTTCTTTAATTAAACGATCACTAATACCTTGCAATGCGTCAAAATTTACTACACGCTTAGCAGTTTCTAACAATGCAACACGTTCTGCAACGGCTTTAGCCATTGCTTCATCGTTGTGCGTTGCTTTCACGGCTTCAAGCTGTGCTTTCAACTCATCTACTTGCCCTTTTAAGGCTTCTGCATCATTACGGGTTTGCTTTTCAGCTTGCACCGCTTTTTCGTATGCTTTAGCAACCTCGGCATCGGCTCGATAGCTCAAACCGTCCAAGTTCACCGTTTGCATTTCTTTTTCAGTCATGCTTTTGTCCTCATTATCATGGTGTAACTGAACGGCAACACCGTCCATGTTTATTCTAGCCATACGCCCTGCCCTTGCTTGGTCTACAATAGCCAAGTGGTTGTAACGTATGTTTTTCTGCCTGTGCGTATAAGGTACACCGTCCCATACGCCCGCTTCCTCTTCCAAATCTAAATTGTAACCAAGGGATAGCTCTCTTTTCCCTAGTGCTACTTTTTTGATAGCATCCTTGCGGTAAACGCTAAACTTGATCGCTACACTGTTTTCATCGGTCGTAACACTTTCACCAGTGGAACCGATACTATAAAGCTCTGCATTGTCGCTATTAACCAATTCGGGGGGGTGATTGTCTGTTACTGGCTTAAGCTTTAACGATTCTAAACTATCGGCGTTAAAGACATCATCGGGGTGTCGCAATTCGTGGCGAATTGTACCGTCTTGGTTAACATACTGAAAAACGCCTGTCCGTGTGACAATAGCGTCGCCTGTTAAAAAGCCTTCTGCGGTTGTCTTGTGCTTAAACACACTGCGGTCGATTCTAAACACATTCTCCCCCTACTTTTGCCATTCTGTAGTTACTATAACATTGTTTTTAATTGGATGCAATAGGTTAAAACTCTTACTTAGGCATTGCGTCCCCTTTAAAAATGTGTTATGCTTATTTTGGTATTCATATTAGATTCCTTTTTTTACTCTTAATTCACCACCCCTAGACTGTCAAACCCTAGGGGCTTCTTTTTTTAAGCGGTTTCTATGGTGTCGTCTTCTGCATCTTCAAACGCCCCATTCAAGGCGGTGTTGTCTAGTTCGCTTTGATATTCTGCCACATTTTCCAATGAATAGCTAGGGTTCATGTTATAACCCCCTTCATGTCTAATATGCCATAAATAAGCTGGGTCAATGCCACCTTCACGAATATAAATAGCATCGGCTTGTGCGTGTTTGAGTCGAACGTCTGCAAGCTGTTGGTCGTCTAGCGGTTTAAGCGTCGGAAAGTTCCACGCCATATCGTCGGGCTTGTCTTGCCAGTCCTGCTGTAATTCTAGGACTTTCACAAGGCGGTTTATAGCTGGCTGTAGTGTTTGCATCTGATAGGCTTGCACCGCACCTGCCCATTGCACAAAGTCCCCCTCGCCTGTGGCGTTCATGCCTTCGGGGGATCTGCCAAATAGCTTAGTCATCGGGATGCCACTGTTTGCCGATACAAGCTCCATAGTACGAAGCATTAAATCGCTGTAGCCTGTGACGTTGCTAAATTGACGCTCAAAGCTTTCAGAATCGGCATCCATTAAAATCATATTCATCAAGGACTTGCTTAAATTAGCATCGTTTAAGCGTTTAGCGATTTTCTGTTCGCTACCGTTACCGTATGACTCGAAAAGCCCTTGCACTTTAAGAATCGTTAAGCCCCATTCTTTAATGATGATGTCACTAAACCCTTGAGCGGATAAATAGCTTAAAATGCTGGTGTAGGCTCCTTGCAAGCTTGAGGCGTGCCAGTAGTTATTGCTTCTAAGTGTCGTTTCAGGTAAGCGGTCGCCGTCTAAACGTATCACACGGCTTGCGTGAACTTTGAGGTTTTTCCCACTTTTTAAACGCAAGTTATAGGTTTGCACTTCACCAAATGAAGCACTGTAAGGGTCTGTGTCGTAATCGTCGGACGTTACAACGCAAGAGTGACGGTCAAACACGCTTAGGCGTTCAATGCGTTTTAACCCTGCCTCTCTCAACGGCATGTCTAAGTCTTGCTCTCCGTCTTTAGCAAGCAATAGCATAATCGCCCCACCGTATAGCCTAGCGTCCTTTGCAAGGTTAGTGAGTTGTTTAAATGCGTCTAAGCGTTCAAGCTCCGTGTAAAGCTCCTCGTCGCATTCAATGCCCTTTTTTAACGACTCATCGGGAACCATGTCAATTAAACGCCGTGCGATGCCACTAGATGAATAAAGCCCTTCTAGCGTGCGTTGGTCAAGCAGTATGTCGCCTGTAAAGGTCGTCGCCGTGTTAGCATCCCTACCATGCCTGCCTAGCCCTGTTAAGATGTTCTCTACACCGTCTGTTTTAACGGTTTTAATTGGTTGTTTCTTGCGTGCCATTGTCTCTCCCCCTTATGGTTGCTTTTAGTATAGCATAGGACGTTTTAAAACGCATCTACGAACGTAAACTTGCGTTTCATTAACGGCTCTAATCCGTATCTACAAGCGTCAATAACGTGGTTGTGCTTGTCTACAATCGCCGTAGTGATGTCGCCACTACGTTGGTCTACCTTGTACGAGTAAAGCATCATCTCGTTTATGGTGTGCGTACATCGTGGGTGTACGACTATGCTTTTATAGCTTCTCATGTGAGTGATGCCGTCTTCAACGCTACCGCTCCACTTTTTAACGGCTTGAATGCGTGGCAAGCCGTGCCGTCTTAAATAGCTTATGCTTTCAGGTCTTGCACAATCGGCACGAATGATGCCGTTCTCAATTTCAGGGATGAACTGCTTAATGTAGTCGGCGGTGTCGTCTAGTTCAAGCCCTACTTTCACAACTTCTTTTTCAATGTAAAGCGTTTCGTCGTGTATCCATAGCTTAACGCACGCCGTGGGGTCTTGTGAGAAACCAAAATCCATACCATAGAAAGGCAAGTCCCAATTTTCAGGCGTAAACTCTTTTACTTCCCACTTATCTTTAAACACCTGTGCGTCGGTGTGTGTAAGGCACTCACCCTCCCAAACGTGCTTATAAAGGGCTGGGTCTCGTTCAAGCATCAAACGCCGTTCAGCTTCTAGCACGGCGGGGAAGTGGATGTTTTCGGTGTAGTTTACCTTGAATAGGTACGCATCGGGATGTTCATTTGCTATAAATAGCTTGTACACTGGGTCACTTTCAAGGCGTGGGTTCATCGTCATCCATATTTCTGAATGTGCTTCTCGTATTGTAGGGATCAGAATATCAAGGCTTTCTTGGCTTATGGTTTGAGCCTCTTCTATCCAACAGATATTTATGCCTGCTGTGGACTTGATGCTTTCGCTATTGTGTCGCAACCCCTTAAAAGTGAACTCACTGCCATTTGTGGACGTTATGGTGTCCCGTTGTATCGTGAAGTAAGCCGATAGCCCCAAGTCTTCTATACGCTTGCTTAGCAGTCGGTGTACGCTATCGCTTATAGAGTTTTGAAACTCCCTAGCACATAGCACACGCAAGCGTTGCGTCAATGCACGCAGTATCAACGCATCTGTGAAGGTGTACGACTTACCGCTTCCCCTTCCACCATAAGCCACTTTGTACCGCTTAGGTCTAAAGAGGTTTTGACTCCAGTGTGGGAACGTCAAAGGCACGTTAGCCATCACTAGGCTTTTCACTTGAGAAGTTAACAGTAAAGCTTGGCAAGCCTTCCATTGTGTGATTGTTATCGGTTGATTGCTTATAGCCCATTTTGCTATTAGCGTAGAACTTAGTCGCATCCAATGCGATTTTAGGGTCTTCGTGGAATATATGCCGTTTTAACTGTCTAGCCACCCTTGCATCAAACAACGGCTTAACCGATTTAAGGAAGTCGCCATAGTGCTTAACTAGCGTTTTGTCACATATCCCTAGTGCTTCCGCCATTTGTTTATGCGTGGCTCCATTCATAGCCATGCCTTCAAGGATCTCGTGCGTTTCCTCGCTTGGATAGTGGGCTGTAGGATGTAATCTCTCTTGAGGCATCGAAAATGCTCCTTCATCGCCATTATGCCTTACTGCTATACTTTTGTCAACTCCCCCCTCTCCTCCATTTAATGTAAAGGTTTATTACAATGATTGACAAGTTTACATCAAGGTGTTATAATAGTTACATAAGGTTAATCAAACGAGACGCCTTAGGTTTACGATTAAAAAAAGGATTAAAGATTATGAAAGTTTTAAATGATTTCGAGAATGCCATTAAGCAAGAACTAGAGGGCAAAACACTATTTGTAATGGTTACGAGTGTTTCAACCAGCGGAATGAGTAGAGCAATGCGTGTATTTACAAGCAACGGTATAAACAACATGGTAGAGGTCACTCATTCTATAGCCAATGTTTTGGGCTTATCTAAAACAAACAAAGGCTTGCGTATTCGTGGGTGTGGTATGGATATGAGTTTCGCCCTTGTTTACGATTTAAACGGCAAGCTTGGTCTTAATTTAAAACGTGAGGTTTTATAAATAATTACACGCTAGGGGCTTCAACGCCCCCCACCGTTTACATTAAAGAAGGAGTTATGATAATGAAACGCAATACAAATGTTTACTTTTTAGGTCGCCACTTTATGACATCAAATAAAAAATGTAATTTATACACTTGCGTTTATATGTGGCTTAATTTTCCAAATCTTAAACCGTTGTTACGGTTTAAAATCAAAGAAGCCTAGCCCCCCATCGGGGGCTTTGCCCCCACCGTTTACATTAAAGAAAAGGATTAAAGATTATGACCATTAAGCAATTTATTCAAAACAACCATAAAGATTATAGAAACGACGGTAAAGGCTATTCCACCGATGTTATACTATCGCAACTTATGGAAGCGATTGACACACTAGAAGGCAAGTCCGACCCTAATGGAATTATCACTTGCGTATTTAGTAAACTCAAAGCCGAGCTTGTAAGACGAGGATTTAAAACCCATGACGCAATTTAATTGCTACATTAACCAAGAACACGGCTCACCCTTTGATCGTGGTGGAGCCGATAGCTACTACGGTCGTGAACGTGACCCCCATTATTATCCTGAAGGGAGCTATAAAGGCGAGAAAGTAACACAATTAACAAACCGTCAACTTGCCGAATACAACTTTGGCTACGATTTACAAGTCGCCAAAAAAGTATGGTAAGCCCCCATTGTTACACCATAACCATAAAGGAAACTAACACCATGAACTACCTTATTTTTACACAATATGATCGGATTTATTCAGTTCCGCATCAAGTTTTTAGAACTCTAAAAGAAGCAAAGGAAGCTTTAAAAACAGAGGCAAGAAACAATCTTGCTAATATCCCTAAGCATTCATTTAATGCACTTGTAAAAAATGACAAAGCTTTCGGAATTGCTTGTTTTAATCGGGAATGTAAACAAGAACGGTTATACACTTTTTCAGAATTATTATTCTAACTAAAAAAGGATTTAAAATCATGAACAGAGACGCAAAAAGAATACGTCCCAAAACAAATAAAAGCGTAGCTATAAGTCACGCCACTGATATTATCTCAAGGGTAAAAGATACAGGACGCTGGAAAGGGGACGTTTGCTCACTTAAAAGCCTTATTAAGCCCATGCTTTTAGAAAATGGCTTGCTTATAATTACAGATAAAGAATCGGGCGACTGGATCGTCACAATGAAAGGAAACTAAACCCATGAAAATATACACCCCTAGTCAAAATGTGATTGATAAACTTTTGTTAATCGGCAAGTTTGTTGACGCACAAAGCTTTAGACATTCAAGTATTAGCCATACGCCTTGTGTTAAGCCTATCAAAATGGGGCTTAACGGTGTAGAAATTACAGACACAGAAGGGTTAATCATTTTTATGACCGACCACATCAACAGACTTGAAGATAAAATTAACACCATAAAGGAAACTAAAACCATGACCTTTGAGCAAACAATGCACACCATAGAGTCCCATCTTGAAGCACTGCAAGCTGATTATGATCGCCTGCTTGAAGAAAATAACCAGTTGAAAGAACAGCTTAATGAAAACATTAGCGATGAATATAGGATTTTCTTAGATGCCTAAAAACCCCCCTTCCTGTCACCCCTATGTCGCCATATTCGCCATACTAGGCTTGCTAGTCATGCTCGCCTATGCACCAAGTTAGAAAGGAAACGCACACCATGAATAGAGAAATGACTCCATTAGAGCAAATCTATGAAGATATTGAAGCCTATTTAAAAAAACACCCTGATGTTTCATGCCTTTTGTATACGCAAGAACACGAAGGAAAATTGCTTGCACTAAAAAAGTTTACATACAAAGCCGACACGGATGATTTATTCCCAAAATATGTACACAACGCAATGCGACGATCATTTAAACGATATACAGACAAAGCAGGGATCGACTATAATCCTGATATACAAATCTTTGAAGGATACACTAGACAAACAGCTAACTTGTTTAATAAACCAAATGAGTTTAGAAATATGCTTCTTAATGCCGCAGCTAAAAGTTCAGTAAAGAAAGACAAATTGTCGAATAACGACAATTTTACGCCCATTTTCATTTATGGTATTATCGCTATTTTCTTTTTACTTATTATTTTTGCTAGCCATTAAAGTTAAATAACGTAAACCAACCCCCTAGCAATAGGGGGCTTTTTTTAATTACGGCGAATATGCCACAATTAAAAAAGACTCGAAAGCTGACACTTTCAAGTCTTTATCTAAAAAAAGCTTCTCTTGTTGTATCAAAGAGATGTCACAAAAGAGAAGTCATAACTTCAAAAGACAAAATTGTCTAGAAATTAAATTCGAACAATTTAATTTTACATGGATTTTATGTTTAGTCAAGTTATAAAACACACGCCTCTCCAAGCTCTCAAAATACGCTTACCCTTGTCTATATACCTAAAAGGCATTTACGCACCGTGTGGGTAGTCTCCTGTTGCTCACAACAAGCTTTTCATTCACACCCCTGTTGTATCCAAATTAAGCCAGTCAAAGATTGCTTGCCAAATGATACGCTTTTCTTTCTTGAACTTGTTTCGGTTTACCTGATGCTTCTTTGCTGGTGGCTCGCCATGCAACACATCCCTATAGCGCACATGAACGGTATCCGTTACTGTAACCAAGTTGCTTGTGTGGCGTTGCCCGATATGGTGAAGCGTAACGTAGCGATCATCCACACCCACTGGCGACAAGCCGTGAGCTAGGCGTTTAATGTTATCCAAGTTTAAGTCAAAGGTCTTAGGGTTGAAGTACACCTTGCGATTTAATTCAGGTATAAAGATTGGCGTAAAGTATTTCATGCCTTCATCATAAACAACCAATACGGCGATTGTGTGACTAAGTGCTGGTGTTGTTTGTTGCATAGTTTTTTTGCAAGTTTAGCCGTTTTTTAGCCATTAGGGGGTGGATAGCCAGTGGTGGTGCGATTTATTTGTTTGCACGTTGTTTGCAGAAATCAAAAAACCAAAAAAACAAGTGTGTTTTTGTTTGTGTTTTTGCTAACCCTTGCTATGACTGGAATAGGCGACCAAAAAACCAAAAAACCAAAAAAACACTATAGGAGTATATAAGGGTATATATGTAAGAAAGCAACAACAAACGTGTATATAATAATAATAAAAAACCTATATATATATATAAAGGGGTTTTTGGGGTTTTTGCTTTTTTGCCCTGAAAAGCCTTGTGGCACAACGGTTGCCAAAAACCCATCCAAAAACACAAATGTTTTTTTGGTACACAACAAATGAATGATTGTTTAATCAATCGGAATAGTGCTATTATGGGGATGCGACAAGTCAAGGACATATTTTAATATCTTTTTTTCGACAAAGGCTCTAAGCCTGCACCCCCTCCTAAGTCTTTGGCTGTCGCAAGCTATCAGTATTAGAGGGGGTGTTTTTTATATTTTGTTTGAGGAGATTTACGCATGGTCGAACAACTAACAACGGTAGACATTTTGGAAAAAATGGTTAGTTCTGTTCATGCTAAGTTTTCTCATGTGAACGTGGATATTATTTATTTAAATGCTTTAAAAAATATGGCGGACGTTGTTAGTCGTGGGCGATTTAAGGTTTATTGGAAGGATGATTCCACTGCCTTGTTAAACTTTTACGGATTTGTTTTTGCAGGTAGTGGGAGCGGTAAGGATTTAATTTCAAGCCACTTGGAAGATGTTTATTTTGGTGATGCAACAAACTTTTACAAGGATCTTTTACGTTCAAAGCGAAACGATATTGAGTCAAGCATTACAAGCGATGCGAATGATTTGTATCCATTGAAGGGGCAGATTCCAAGTAAGCTAAATTACATTAAGGAGCATACGCCTCGATTGCCTGAATGTGATATAAGAACAGGCACAGAGGAAGGTATTGTTGAGTGTAGGCGTTCTTTGAAAGCTTTGGGCGTTGGCAGTACAAGCATAACCATTTCAGAGCTTGCCAAGCGTTTAAAGGGCGTGCAGGCTCAAGACACAAGCTTTTTAGATTTTATTATGGAGCTTTATGAGGGGGAAAATAAGGGAAAGGTCACAAAAGGGGATTCTAGCCATAAGAATGTGAAGGGCGTTCCTAATAACTTTATGGCGTTTACTACGCTAGGCATTGTAATGGGTTGCCAAAAGCGAAAAGGTGCTTTTATAGATTTGTTTAGTGAGGGATATGGTCGCCGTGCGTTTATGGTTTACGACAAAAGAGAAAAGGAAGCAAAACCCCTTTTAGATAAGGAAGCTTCTATTAAGCAGTTTAGAACACAAAAGGGTAAAAAGAAACAGTTAAAAGGGGATCGTGGTCAAGAGTTTTTAAGCATACAACAACGTATTTTATCAAATGTTGGTCATGTTATTGAACTAGACGACGATTCTTTCCACCGTTTTAATGAGTATGAGTCAGAATTAAGCCATGTAAAAAACGTGGTAAGGGAAGCAGAAGAGGAAGCACATGGCAGATATTGGAAAGCCTTAAAACTTGCAGGGATTTTAGCAGTTATTCAAGGTAAGGAAGAGGTAGATTTAGAAGATTCTGAAAATGCCATAAAGTTAGCGGAGCATTTTGGCAAATACTCGACATCATTTTTGACAGATTTACTAAAAAAGGAAACTGTTTTAAACACAAGTATGGATTATCTTGAAGAGATTTTTGAGCATTCTCTCGATAATGGTTTTAACAAAACGACGATTAACAAGATGTTTAGAAACGCAAGTAATTCTCGAAAAGAAGAAATTATTGAAGAATTGAAGGATTATGCTTTTGAAAAAGGGTATAAATGTACGTTTAAAAAGCCTGAAAGAGGCGGTAACGGAGGGCGGTATATGTTAGAGAGTATTCCAAAAAGCGAAGATGTGATTGTTTCAATGTCTGTTTCAGAGTCTTGCCACGACGCAGAGGGTTATGAGTGGAAAGATGAGGAAGGATTAACGCTTGAAACCGCCGTTGCTTTAGCTACTTGTGGGAACTATTCTGCTGGAAAGTTTAAAGACAATTATCGTAAAAAAGAGAATTGGTTGGGTGGAAACAGAATGCTAATTTTTGATGTTGACGGTGGTACAACCATTGAAGAAGCAAAAGATATTTTTACAAATACATCCTCAATGTTTTTAGATACAGCTTGTGCGATTATGCCGACTAAATCACACCAAAAAGAAAAGAACGGAGTCGTAGGGGATCGGTTTAGAGTATTCTTACCGCTTGAAAAACCTATTGATTTTACGGACTCAAACAGATTCAAACGTATTATGTCGAATGTATCAGAAGCATTTAACTTGAACGCCGATAAGGCTACTTTTGATTCTAGCCGTATGTTTTATAAAGCCGATTTAAAATCACTAGAGGCGACATGGTTTAACTCGTATGGATTGCGACTTGTCGATTGGGCTATGTTTGACCATGCCACAATGGGAGAGCAACAGCTTAATCAAGTAGCACGGATGCACAATGCTACGTTTAGAGCAGAGAATAAGAGCAAAGAGTTTGTTGAAAGATGTGTACGTAAACTGTTTCAAAACAGGTATCAAGACGGCAATAGAAACCATACACTTTATAGGGGTTTGAAATGGTGTAAAGATTCCACCTTTACGCAACAGGAGGCAGAAGCTTTGATGCTTGATGTAACCAGCTCTAGTCCGTTACCAGTAGACGAGTTTAAGGCAACCGTAAGGAGTGCGTGGAGATGATGTATATATTTGATACAGAGTTATGGAAAGATTTAAAAGAGGTTTTATCCCCTGATCTTCAATTTAAAGTTAATGGCGGATTTGCTGGTTTAGATTTTGATTACAATACTAAAAGAACAGTAAAGTCTTTTAAAGCAGACCGCATTTTTGATTTATGTGGGATAAAAAACGTAAAACAAGATAATAGATTTATTGCAATAGTTGAATATGCTGGTAATGTGTACAATTTGAAGACTCAAAAAATTGAGTTTGTAACTAATGATTTTTTACTTATTTTAAAGAAAAACATTGCAAGGAGTGCGTGGAAGTGATTAGATTTTACGACTTCAAGGATGAAAAGCTTTTTAGCGTATTAAAAAAGAAAGTCTTAAGCGATGTGTGGTTTGTTGCCTATTGCGTCACAGAAGGAGGGCTAGACTATTATCAGACGTTTAAGGCAGGCTTGCTTTTATGCCCTATGAATAACAGGCAAGTAAAGGCAATTAAGCTGATAGACGAAGCATTTAACGTGTACTTTAAAAATATGAAGGAGATTGAATTATGAATGATAATTACATTATGGTTGCCAATCCTAGACATGAAGAGGAAGCATTGCTAGACGCAAACGGTTTTACACTTCCTATTCAGGGTTTGCCCTATGCTGAAAATGATATTTTTAGAATGAGCAAAATTGAAGAGATTAGTTTTATAAAGACTTTAGAGAATGGAAGGATTACATTTAAGGATCAGGAAAAAACTCCGATTTATTTTACAAGTATTTTATGTTTGAACTTTAGAAGGGAAACGCTATGATGAACGAATTAGAAACACTAAAGCAAGTAGTGACCTTGCAAGGTGAGACGATTAAAGAACTGCAAGCGGAGGTGAAAGCGTTGAAGGGTGAGCCTATAAACTTAGATACGAAGACAACGGAAACAACAGTTCGTTTTAATTTTAACTTATTCAATTTTGGGAAATCCCACAAATTACCTAAAGACCGCTTAAAAAACAAGGAGACTGTATAATGACTGTATATTTAGAAGTAGGTGGTTTTATTTTAATCAATTTATGTAATGTAAAAAACATATCGACAGGTACTTATAAACTTGGTACATATAGACCTGGCGATCCTAACTGGAAATCATACAACCAGCTATTTAAAACAAAAGGATATTTAATGGTAGATGACTTTTCTATTGAGTGGTGTGATTTTTTTGAGGAGGTTATTTGTGTTTTATACAAAGACATTCTTGACGCTTTAAAAAAAGATAAAACTAATGAAAATAATACATTTATTGAAGTTTTTAATTTAGATTTAAAACGCTTCACAGGAACAGACAAGTATTCTCAACTTGTACAAGATTGTAAAGCTCAAATTGAAGAAAAAAATAAACAATATCACCTAGATCAAGTAAAAGATTTAATAAAAAAAGAAGCAACAAAATGCTTTAGTGTTAAAGCTCACTTGCTTGTTTATGTAGAAGGTGGTATGTTTTCAACCGCTCAACTTGAAAATAGAAACATTGACGCTATCGTCTATGCGAAAAATGAATCTATCGTTAGGGCATGGGTAAAAAAGCATAATGGGGAAATAAACACACTGGAGATAAAGAGAGAAAAAAGTAAAGATGTTTTTGCTA